TGTAAGATTTTTTGGATGTCATGTATTGTTTCCTTTCCATCTTCTTTGGCGTAATCAAATAAAAAACTATCATAGTTGTAATGAACTATGTTAGTCTTCTTCTCTAATAAATATGTGTGTAATTTGTTTAAGATAACAACATTTCGTTCTGTTTCATACGATTGTATGTAGTAGTTAAATAACTTTTGAGCATTTAGATCACCTAAATTATCTCTCTTCATTGGTCGTTTATAAATATGTGATAAGATATGATTCCGAGTCATATATTCGTCATAAAGTACGGTTACTAGATTTTCTACACCCCTAAAGAACTCACTCATCTTAGCAATATCCTTTCGTACCCCACCATATAGATTCTGAAACGTTATTGTCTTTGCTTCTTCTCGTGTTACATTAAGGTCGTCTGCTAACTTACCATAAACCGATGAGTTACCGAAGTCATAGTCAATTAATTTAGCAATCAACCTTGGGTGATAAGAAGCAAAATCAAACTCTACAAATGTATCGTTAAGTGGTGAAAAACCCTTTCTCATATCAGGTGTAAGAGCAGCAAAGTTAAGATGGTGTATAGAGTTGGATGGTCTTGATGTGATTGTAAAAAAGTTATAGTTCTGATATATCTTTCTATTGTGAATATACTTTAACATATGCTCACCGAATATCTTTGTAAAGTCTGTATTTACTCCAATACCATTTTTTTCTAACTTACCGAAGGCATTTACAAAGTCATTGTGAAACTTCATAAATGTTTTTTCATTATACATACTATCATATTTTGGAACTTTTTCACATAATTGTTCTATCATCTTATCTAACGGATAGTAATATGTAAAATCATCTTGGTCATAAAAGTTATCCCATTGTATATGGTCAAGTGGTTTGTTAAGCATCCAATAATTTAAGATGTCGGCATAACATTGTGTGCGACCAGCAAAATCATTAGCATGTCCTACCTTCCAATCATCAATCAATATAGCCTCGTCTGGATAATCTATTTGTGATGTTGTATTTTCGTAGTGATTAGCATAAACTAACTTATGTTCTATAGCATCATACATAAGAACTAGCTTGTTTAGGGGATGTGATTTTGACCAGTTAGGCTTTGTAGTAACCATTTTTACCATATGGTAAGTTAAGGATAATTTAGTAGAAAGTCAAGTGTTATTATCCAAATCCAGTACCAGTTGCAGTTGGTGGTCGATAATTTGTTCCATAATCAACATTCACTTCTTTTTCTATTTCACCTGTAACATCAAGTATAGATTTTAAAATAGTGTGATATTTTTCCCATATTTTATTAGATATTGATTTAACATCACCCTTTAAATATAAACTAGGTATTTGAATAACAGGAAATGATTTGACACAATCATTGTTAGTAAAATTTATTATTTTAAATTGATTTTCTAGTTGATTTTCATCATAATCTATTTTTGGATTTATAGGCCAGTCTATTCTATATAAAAAATGAAATCCACTTCCTTTCCAATATTTTTGACCTATATGTGTTGAAATTGTTTGATTGTAATTTGTTAAAAAAGTATCAATCGCTTCTTGAAATGGATCTAATCCAATTTCATCAAACCAACCAAAGGTTTTATAAATAGTGTTTAATGAACTTTGAATATCCCCATACATATCACCCACTTTATCTCTATATATTTGAGATCCTACCCAAACTTGTCCAGGATTAGCCTTTTCAAATACATCTACTGATTTCGCTTTGTTATCACCTACAGCAAAAAATTTAGGTGAAAAAAAATCATCTTTAGCAGTTTCTTTCCATTTTTTCCAATCTATGATTTCATCACCTAGCATCAAATCGCTCATAGCAATTAACCAAGCAAGAACTTCTTCCTTAAATTTAACACTTTTATAATTTCCGGACATTAGAATAACTCTATTAGCTTTTGGAGGAAACTCTTTATATGTCCTAGAAAGTGCTTTAGGAAAGTAATGAACTAAATATGATTTCATAAAAACTTTTTCGGTTATAGATAATTCTGTTTGCTGTAAAATCTCAAACCGTCTAACCATATCTTTTTGTTCTGGATTAAATAATCCACTTTGTTTTTCTAAACCATTTAAAATATCTTCAAGTAAAATACCACTAGGAACTACCTTTACATAATTGGATAAATCATCTGATTTTTTTGAACCAAACTGATAATATTTTTTATCTGAATATGGTCGCATAACCGTATTATATGTTGTTTTCCAGTTTGATGTGGATACATTATGGTCAACACCTACTATCTGAAAGTAAACCCTTTCTTTAAAATGCTCTGGTAAAAAATTTATTGTAAAATAATCACCTATGTTTAAAAAGTTATTACCATATATCTCTAAAGTTAAACTGATTGGTAATACAGGTGAGATGGAGTTAGCATCGGTTTTTATAAATGAGTTGATTTTTGCTTTAATTAAATGAACATCCCTTTCACTATTTGCAGTAATTAATTCTCTTTTATCATCTTTTAATTCCTTTACACTTCTCTTATCTTTAGGATCATCTAGTCTACCTTTATCTAATTCTTGTATTTTTTCATTTTGTTTTTTCTTATATGACTCGTATCTGATGGATTTTACTTTTTTATTTCTTCCCGAAAATGTGTCTCCTAAAGTATTTGGAGTAGACGATAAAATTTTTGCTATATTTACATCAATGTCTTTTGTTTCTTGTATAGTTTCACCAAAAATAGGCAAATGTCTAATTTGAATTTTATTTTCAGTATCAGATTGTATGGTATTTAAAATATTAAATCTCATTAATTGAAAATCATCAAATAGTTTAGGGGTTGACAACCCACCAATAGCTATCATACTAGATAAACCAGCCTTTGGAGTTTCAAACTTTAAATCTACATTTTGAACAATTGTATTTCCACTTGTTATATCAAACTTAAAAGTTTCATCAGATTTTTTTTCAATAGGTTCAATGTTTACATCATGAAATGTCAATGAAGATTCAAAATCATTGTTTTTCATAACTCGAATATTAATTAAATTACCTGAATCTTCAAATATATTATCAAACAACCTTTCAAGAGCATCATTTATATTTGACGATGCTTCAAATGATTCTATTATAATAGCAGTTCTAATAAATAATTCTCGTAATGGTATTCTTCTTTTTAATCTGTCATCTTTTGTACCTTCCCACTCTCTTTCTTTCCCCCTTTCAGCAATAATAGTAGGTTTGTATCTGTTTGATGTTTCTTTACTATCCCAAGTATCTGGATAAAGAAAACTTAATGCTTTATCGGATGGACGAGGTGCTGTTTTCATCATAGCAAATAAGTCTACATCCCACCTAACATATACATTTCTACTATTAAATTTAGGCATGTTTGATGTCTTATCTACAGTTTCGGAAATTGTGTTTCCTTTAGAATCTTTTTTTACAGTTGTAGCTACATAATTATTTAAAAAGTCATCTTCAAAAACAGCAAATGAAATATATAAAGATTCTTTTTGATTTATACTAGATTGTTTATTTCTAGTAAAGTTTTGGTAAAATACACCAACTTTCTTTGAGTAATTATCTATTAATGGTTGGTCTATACTAGGTCCGGTTGTATTTGAATCAAAAAACTTTTTTATATTTTCAGCCCTTTCTTCTCTTGGTATTTGTTTCCATAAAGATGATTGACTTAGTTGTTCTCTAATTATTGTCTCTTCAATTGATCCGGATGTAGCGTTCCCACTTAAATATTTTAACATTACTATGTTTTCAAGAACATTTGTAAAAATAAATTTTAAATTATTATCTTCACTTATCTCTTTATCTAATAACTGATAATTAGCCGATACAAATTCTAATGTACATTCAAATGATTGGTTTTGATTTATATTAACATCATACTTGGTTACTTGACCACTAACAGTAGTTGTAAAACCACTTTTAATTTTATCATCATCGTTATAAATTGTATCATAAAAATTACCCATTTCTAAATCTGTATTATTTATAAAATCATTTGGATCATATAAATTAAAGGCTTTATCAGACCAACCAAAATCAACAAATATATGAGAACCTGGTTTTAAGAAAAAAGGTAAAAAGGTTTTATCAAAATCTTCTTTATTATGAACTACAAACTTGACAACCGTTCTTCGTAAAGCACCCAAAGAACCTTCTGCTCTTGAAGTTACTTCTGTCACACCAGCAGCAGGTTTCAGTAAAGGATTATTACCTAGTTCTGATGGTGCACCATAGTATTCTTGCATTATAGGATCTAATTCACTCGACTCATAAGAATTAAAACTATTATCATTAACTATATAAACCGAATTTTTAGATTGTTTAGTTTTATATTCATCTTTTATATCCCTTTCTACTTCAGAAACATTTACAGCAGTCCACATTCTAGCATATGGAGTTCTATCCCCAAGATATGTTTGTGTACTAGAATCAAAAGATGTATCACCTGTTAAAGGATCACCTGGTTGTATATCAAATGTACCTTTCTGTAAGTTTTTTAAATATTCTTGTATTTTAGGATCTATATTAGAACCAAAAATCTTTTTACTTAAATCCATGTTATTTTAATTTTGCTTGTTCTGTTGAAACCGGCACCCTTAACTGAGTTCCAGCCGGAATGTTATTGGATGATAAATTATTTACTGAAGCAATATACCACCACATTTCAGTTGTTCCGTAATACTGTTGTGCTATTAAATCACACCTATCACCTTGTGTAGCAATAAGAAGAATATCTGAATTTTTATCTTCGTGTTTTGGAA